CCCTGAGCACCTGTGGGTCCTGCACTACCAGTAGATCCTTGTGCACCAGTAGGTCCTGCTACTCCTTGTCTTCTCCATGCTTCACCATCCCACACAAAAGTGACGCTGTTCTGTGTAAAAGAATCACCGTTACTTGGACTAGATGGGAAGTTAAACTGAGCCATAAAAATATTTAGGATACGTAATTCAAAGTTGATCTACGGGGGAAAGTCATACCACTGGTTTTTCTTTCACCTTTTACATCTTCAATCATACCCGATTCTGATCTTGGGTTTTTGGATAGTAGGTATTTGTTAGGACTGCCTTTCTGACATGTAACGTCACTATGAGATCCATTTCCTGTATCAAAAGTCATATCATTTAACTCACTATTTCTTTGTATGTAACCTATTGCATCTGACTGTGCAAATCTCCTTTTTGCAGTCGCAAGAGTTGCAAGCACACCACATACTTGAGGAGATGCCATGCTTGTACCAGATATTGCATTATAATAGTTTCCTGATCCATATCCAGTTTTTGTATCTGCTAATCCAGTGTTTCCATATGCTCCTAGAATTGATACACCTGGTGCAAAAACTGTAATACCTGGTCCATATTGTGTAAATGTCGCTCTCGTAAAATTACGAGTATTATTTAATGCACCAACATTAATTATAGGTACATCAGGTGTGTTAGGTGCACCACCTCTACAAAAAGGAATTTGATATACTGTGCTTGCATCATATTGATAAGCTACATAATTATTCCAATCAGCATCATTGTGTTCTGCAAGTAATAAATTATCATTTCCAGCAGCACCAACATACACCACACCATCGTCTATTGCATCTTGAACGTCTGCAGCAATCGCAGCATTATAATAAGGATAATATGTCAATCCAAAAGTTATACCAAAGTCTGTTTCGACTCCACTTTGTGTCCATCCTGAAGGATTAGGATTTCCAGAATTATATGTTGTGCCTCTCCAAGTAACGAAAACTAAATCAGAAAACGTAAAACTTTGTTGATCAGCTCGCATATAAGTTGCAGATCCATAACTATGATTTGTGATTGTAGGATTGCGACGACCAGTTGTAGAATTGACTGGCTTGTTTAGATGAAATGCTCTTATGTAATCATGAACATATAAACCACTAAATCTTTGTCCTGAAGCATAAGCATACGTAATAGCCATGTTGTAAATGTTTGCTTCTCTAGCCCAACCATAATATTGCCCTGCAACTGTGCTTCCAACATGCATTCCATGAGATCTTGCATTTGCTGTGCCTTGTAAATATGTTATGGTTCCTGTGGGTAAAGTTTGAGAATCATCATCAATACTACTTACGATACTGTTTAGTTCGTTAAACCATTGATATTGTACAAATCTTGAATTTCCTGAAGATGGACTTTTCCATTCTGCACTATCATACGCCATCGGACCATCAACAATAATTACATCCACATGTTTACCATCATTATGAATATCAACACTTGTACTAACATTTTCATATGATGCTCCTGCCGATTTTTTTCCAAAACTTCCCTTTGCTCTTTGAGACGAAGTTCCAGCACAGTGAACATGTCCCCATTGCAAATCTGTGGGTTTATCGTATCTCAAAACTTCACAGGTTCCAGACGCTGATGTGTTTGGGGGTGAACCAGGTATTGCAAAAATAAAATTATTTGCATCTACTATTGAAGAAATAGGTACATCATCATAATAAACTGAATAATCTGATTTTGACCAAAATATTCTATCATTCACCGCATAATCGTGATTTGTAAGTGTTACTTTTATAGAATTAGCAGGTATTCCACCTGAAGCAGATGATCCTGTTTGAACATATGATAATCCAGTGAAATAACTATTATTTTTAGAAAACAGACCATTCTTAGTGTATGATGTATTATTGTATATCGCTCTAGAAATCTCAGTCACTCTATCAGTTACTTCCTCAACATCTACTACTCTTGAATCTTTCTTTAATTCCTCTGCTTGTTCAGCAGTCATGTAATAGTGTGTATTACGACTTATTGGGCGTTTTTTTGCTATTTTAAATCCATTTGAAGACATCTCTGCATAGAAATCTTCAAGGTCATCTTTACTCTTTAATGTAACAATATATTCTTTATCCATTAAGTCTCAAGAGGTAAGTAATGAAGAGTTACTGTGATTGATCCTGTGCTTCCACTCTTATTAACAACCTTCGCATATACAGTGGATGCAGGTGTTCCATCGTTGTTCCAACCTATTAACGCTGGAGTTATAATCTGCGTAGCAGCACCTGTGGTTATTGCTTCAGCAACTACACCAGAACCAGGCGTTGGATCGGTTGTTTCATTTCTACTTGAATCATTACTTCTACTTGTTGAGTCTGTGTATAAAGTAACCCACGCAGCTGCTGATGTTTGTATCTTAAGTAACGCATATACCTTCGCTGCTGTGATTGATATATTTGCAGACGCATTGTTAGCGATTGATCCTGTTGATGCATTTGCAGTCGTTCTTGATCCTACACCTGTCGCACCTTGTGCTCCTGCACTACCTTGTGCACCTGCAGATCCCTGAGCACCAGCAGATCCACCTGATCCTGTATTTCCTTGTGCACCAGCAGCACCTTGAGCACCAGTTGGTCCTACATCACTGATTGATATAGTTCCAACCATACCAGAATGACTAGATGTACAAGCATAATACAAAGTGCTTGGTGCATTATATGGAACTGCAAATGTTATAGTTCCTGTCGCTGCTCTAGCATTTGTAATTCCTGTTGTGTATTCATTACTAGGATTCCATGTTCCAGATGATGTCTGAATACCAAATCCATGTCCAGCAGCATTCATATTAAAAGTATAAGTAAACCCTCTCAACAAATTAAGTGTTGGATTATTCGCACCATCTATAACATAATTACTAGCACTATTATTGGTGACTGTGTATGCTCTTGATCCAGACGTTCCTGTTGCACCTTGAGCACCTGCGGCTCCCTGTGCACCTGCAGCTCCTTGAGCACCTGCGGCTCCCTGTGCACCAGCAGATCCAGCAGATCCACCTGCACCTGTGTCACCTTGATGACCCTGATGTCCTTGAGCACCTTGTGCTCCTGTAGGTCCTGAACCACCGCCACCACCGCCAGCAGCTCCTTGTGCACCTTGTGCACCTGTTGGTCCTGCATTACCAGCAGCACCTTGAGCACCAGTTCCAGCAGCACCTTGTGCACCAGCAGATCCATTGGAACCAGAAGCACCTTGTGCACCCTGAGCACCAGCAGCACCTTGAGCACCAGCAGATCCATTGGAACCAGCAGCACCTTGAGCACCTACCGCACCTTGAGCACCACCTGTAGCTCCTTGAGCACCTGTGGCACCTGCGGCTCCTTGAGCACCTGCTGATCCTGAATTAGTGCTAACCCATTGAGAACCAGATCCATCATTAAAGTAAACTAATAGATCACCATCATCACTATCCCACCACAAATCTCCAACATCAGCACTTGAAGGTGCAGAAGTTGATATCACGACTGTTCCACCAACACCTGTTAAATTAGATCCATCACCAAACAACTTATGTGCTGTTACAATTCCAACTGCAAGTGTTGCTGTATTACTTGAATCAACTGCACTTACATTAGTGGTTCCTATACCAACATTTGATGTTGTATTAATACCAGCACTATTTGTGCTCCATGCTATAAAAGATGATAATGAACTTAATACGCCAGCGTTTGCATCTACCCATTGCTGACTATCGCCATCATTATAATATATTTTTAAAGATCCAGTATCACTTTCCCACCACAAGTCTCCATCATTTGGACTAGATGGGGCACTGTCTGATATGGTTACAGTTTCACTTCCTCCTGAAGTTTCAACCCATTGATTACTGTCATCATCAGTGTAGTAAATGTATAGTTCACCAACATCACTATCCCACCACAAGTCTCCGTTGGATGCAGTGCCTGGTGGATTTGATGAAACTGTTACGTTAGCTCCACCTGAACCACCGCCACCGCCACCACTTCCTGTAGTTGTTCCAATACCACTATTCGCTATAACCCACTGTGCACTATTAGCATCTTGATAGTAGACATTCAATTCGCCTTCATCACTATCCCACCACAAATCTCCTGATCTTGCATTTGGAGGTGCAAGTGTGGATATTGATACGGGTGTAACTGTAATTGTAGATATGGTTCCACTTGCAGTAGCAGTGACTGCTGCTCCTACAAAATTTAATTTTGATACAGTGTTTGCTGTACCTACTAATGTACCCTCATCAAATATTGATATCCCATTTACTAAAGTAGCAGGTGTATCCTCCTGCCAGTATCTGTCGTATGTATTTCCGTTTGGAACTGTAATTAGTTTATAATAAGTTCCTGATGCTGGTAAAGATTTCTCACCAGGAAATCCCAAGTTAGGTTCTACCTGACCTGGTTCAACATACAGATGTCTATCTGTACTTAATCCAGAAAATCCAACGATCTTGGATCTTCCACTTAAATATCGCTGAGACTTCCTTCCTTGAGTCATTATGCAGTACTATTTTCTAGGATACTCGCTATAAACTCCATCTGTAATGGTGCGACTAGTCCACCACTGGGTGAAGCACCCACATTTACTGTTGCTGTTGTTGTGGTTGTTGATGCTATTGAAATGTTTAGACCAGCATATGGATCAGTTGATCTTGGGTATGCGTGTTCAGTAGAGTTTCCATCTTGTGTGCATGTGAATATGATAGAATCTGTTGCTATACCAACTGTAGAATACGCCCGACTAATACCATTAGTAGTCGCACTAACGAATGTGTGAATCCCTGTATACGTTGATGGTATAGTATCTAAAACCACAGCTTCAAAAGTATTAGTGGTCACATTGGATATACTTAACCACTTACCACTAGGATAATCTGTTGATCTTGGATAAGGATGATTAGATCCGTGACTGTCTTGTGCACATGTAAATGTAATTGAACCATCAGCAAATTTAATTTTATCTGTAGCGGAGAATCCATGATTTGCAACAGTCACAGTCATGATTCCTGTTACTGGACTGTAAATTGCATTGGTTGCTGTGTGTGTTGTTGTAGCACTTCTTAATCCGTGTCCAGCACCTAGAGTTAAAACTAAATTACCATTAACACCAGTATAAGTTGCAAATGAAGGTGTGAACTGTGTACCAGTGTTTGTTGTAACTGCATTGCTTCTTGAGCGAACAAAGTAATGTATCGCTGGATTATAAAAATGTGGATAACCTTTTGATCTTCCGATTACTGCAGAGAAAGTTCTTGATGTTCCAACAGTATTTGTTATCTCATCTACAACATATGACTGTTGTGGATCAGGGAATATTGTTGTTGTGATTCCTGTGCTTCCTGAACAAGTGAAAGCGATGCCACTCATTGTTATCGGATCACCCACATTAAAATTATGTGGATTCATTGTAGTCACTGTAGCTACACCAGTTGGTTCATGGTATACAACATTTGTAATTGTACCCACTCCTGACTGTACGCCCTTTAGAAATAATCTATCAAGAGTTAGTGGTGTCTTCTCTAAAACTAATCTACCATCAATAAGTATTGCTGCATCATTTGGTGGTATTTCTATATCTTTTATAATTCTTATATCTCTCTTATTACCTGTGCTTCTTGACTCTCTTCTATGAATTAAAGTTGCTGTTGGATATGTCTGTCCGATTCCTACATTAGATACTTGTGCGTACAGCAAAATTGCAGTAGTACCAGTTGGTACTTCATAAAGTTTCTGCTCACCTGGTGCTACGGGAACAGCAATAGATAGAAACTTATTGACTGGTGCAATTGCCATATTATTTTATTATCCTCCCAAAGCAAGAATTAATGGGGTTAGGTTAGCTTGTATCGCTCTGTTGAAGTCTCTTCCTGAAATGGTTGAAGTAGTTTGATTGATTTCTAATCCAGAACCAATTCTAAAGTTACCTTTTTGATCTGTGCTAGTAAACGGAACTTGACCTCCATTGATTGCAACGATTTCATTTTCAGGAATTGGCTCACCACCTTGGAAGGGGTTTGCTCTATTTATGTCCGTACCAGCACCTACGTACTCAAAGGAGTGTGAACTTGTGATGATACGACTGATTCTCAAGAACTCAACGTCAACACCTTGAGCAACACTATAAGGTACAAATTCGTTAAATGTAACTGTGGTTAATCCAGCGTTCGTTCCGCTTTGTACTGGTTCAGTCGCATCGTCAACTGTAAATAATATTGGATCAGTGACTGCTATTCCAGTAGCACCTCCACTCCCACTAAATGAAACTTCAATAGGTTGAATCGGTAGGAAATTTCTACCACTCGCTATCACATCAACAGATGAAATTGTTCCTGCAGCACTTACATTAGCAGATAATTCTGCTAAGATTGCTTCAGGACCTGCTGGTGATGTAACTAATACGTTTGGTGGTGAAGCAGCACTATATCCAGATCCACCATTAGTAACCTTTATACTACGGATAGTTCTCATAGGTTGTGTGAGAATACCACTGTAACCAGCGACTTCTGGATAATCTGAGAGATTTATTTTAAAGAATAATGATTGACCATCAAAAGGTTTACGAACATTGTTATCAACATCTCTTACATTTAAGAATTGGAATACGTCACTCTCAGCAGTCGCTCCACCAGTTGTGATACCCGTGAACTCTGCAAGACTTGTTCCATCTGCTACCAGTCCAAAGTCACCAAATGATGAGTTAGAGTTTGTTAAGTCACACTGTCCACCACCTCCAGCAAAAATACCGATATGACTGTTGATCGTAAATATAGAGACTAACTGTGCATATGCTTTATTAGTTACAGATACACCTATACCTGCTTCATTATATTGTGTGAATGAGTCACACACCATACTTCTCAAATCCTGTCCAAGATTATTTGTTCCTGAGTATGCAGCATTAGCATATCTACCATCAATCTTTAGTCCAATACTACCTGTGATAAAGTTTGTACAGTTTCTTGCATATGGTGATCTCCATCTACCACTAGGACCTTCATTCGCAGGACCTGGTCCGATATATCCACTTCTTGTTGCTGTTGCGTCACCAGCGTCAATGTCCGCTTGTATTGGTGGAAATGCTAAACAACCACAACCCTCATGTAATACACCAAAGTTTGAAGCAGCAAAATTCACGTTTTCAACTAAACAACCTCTTCTTACATGGAATATATCATCATTCACATTGTTTGGAACGATAGTGACCAATCGTAAATCTTGTCCAGATATTGATACGTCTGTTCTCAAACCAACTGGATTGTTTTCAAAGTAAACACCTGGTCTCACATATATCGTATCGCCATCTAATGCTACTGCAGCAGCACCACCTATTGTTGCTTTTGCATCACCCTCAAGTAAACCAGAGTTAGCATCATTTCCATCTTTAGTAACATAAAGTATATTAGTTGTCTCAACGCCTGGTGGTCTCCACGATACGCCAGTTCCCACAGAAGATAGTCTATAGTCAGTCTTACCAGCAGCGACACTTCCATTAACGTCAATTAATGTAGAATTCAATTCAACTGAGTTATCAAAAACTGCTGCACCATCAACTTCAAGTTCATTTTTTAATGTTGTTTTTTGATTTACATCAAGAGTGCTGTAAACAGTGGTTGCACCACCAACTGTAAGAATACCAGCAATGCTAACTTCGCCAACTGATAATAAATTATCAAAAGGATTGAATAGTAAACCACCACTCGCATCAATCTTTAATTTATGAAATGTCCCTGTGTTTGTTGAATCAATAAATGTGATTGGATGTGATGAGTTCGCATCAGTTGAGTCAACATCTATAAAGTTTGTATTAGTAGATAATCCAGCAGTGAGTGCAAATCCTGATTGAGTTGCGAATGTCGAGATACCAGCAAGATCAGAGAATGTTGCAAAACCTGCTCTATGCGAATTAGTCGAAAATCCAGATATGGTTGCTACTCCAGCAATATTAGCAAAAGTTGCAATACCAGAAAAATCTGAAAATGTTGCAAAACCAGCTCTGCTTGCCTCCGTTGCTAATATTGAGGTTGATATTGTACCTGTTGTAAATCCTGTAATTATTACATCATTACCAATAAAAGTCGATCCGCTAATGTTCACAGTGCCATCAACAATTAAATCATCTAAGGAAGATAATCCATCAACATCTATATTTTGATCAAAAGTTGCATTATTCTGAACTTCAAGTGTATTTCTGAGAATTGCAGTTCCATCAACATCAAGTTGACTATTTGCATATAAGATTCCATCTACATCTAAATCACTTCTAATCCTTGCAGATCCGTCAACATCAAGGGGTTTTGTTGGGTTAGCGATGTTAATACCAACATTTGATGTTGTATGAATACCAGCAGCAGTTTCAACCCATCTTGATCTTATATCAATATCTAATATTCTACTACCAGCATCAGTTCCAAATACTATGTCTCCACCACTACGAGTTCCAATTAAATTAATTGTAGTGAATGATGTGACACCTATATTAACGCCTTCATTCTGAGCATAAAATCCATCAACAGTTGATCCTGGAGGTGCAGATACCCAACGAATACCACCAGCATCTTTACTTAAATAATTACCAGGATTACCTGAAACATTATCAGAGTCAAATATTTGTTCATCAATATGAATAGATCCACCAATATCTAATTTTTGATCTGGTAGAGTGCTGTTGATACCTACATTACCTGCCCTTGCCCCAGTTGCTGCTACGGTTAAATATTCATCAGTACCATCACTTACTCTAAAAAAATTAGATACAGTTAAAATGCCAACTTGAAGATTATCAAGTTCTGGTAATATTGCCTCCGTAAATGTAGCAATACCAGTTGAAAAAAGATTTCTTATACTTAAATCTAATACATCTAAACTACCAGTTATGTTTACATCTTTAAATGTTGATATACCAGATACATTAAGATTATCAAGATTTAAACTATCAGTTCCCTCAAAATTGTAATATAAATTTCCATAAACATATAGATCCTCAAAGACACGAACATCCTTATTAAACCAAGCCTCTTGACCTGTTATTGATGGATTATTACTAGGATTAGGATCTGTTGCTGACATTTTAATATCCTGTTGGTACTAATCCTTGTCCAAAGTTAGCAAATGCACCTGCCTGTTTCTGTAATGCAGCACCTAATTGTGTTACTTCTGGAGATGTAGCGAACGCTTCAAGTTGTGGAGCAAATTCCTCTGCCTGTTTAGCAAAATCACCACCAATATTTTTTAGTTGATCTTCCATACCTGGAAGTTGATCTTGTATTCCAGATAGTGCAGTGTTTGCTTGATCTGCAAGGTCAGATATTGGTAAGTCACCAAGACCTGCAGCAAAATTCGCTGCCTGATCAGCAAAACCTGATAAAACATCTCCCCCTATAAATGATCCAAACGTCGCTTGTGCTAGGAAACTTTTGGGAACTAGATTACCTCTCTTACCTCTACTATGAATATAAGGTGCATCTAAACTTATTTCATCATCACCCCTTATACGCACAACTCTAGCATCTAAATCAATCGCTGCCTCTGCTGTAACAAGAACATTTGATCCATGAATTCTAACATCACCATTTTTATTAACCTTAATATCTATTGTACCATTACGACTGTGGATTAATATATCCTCTCCACCATCATCATTCTCTTCACCTGCTATTATTTCAAGGGCAGCATCAGCATTTAACGATACTAAACCACTCTCTTTCATACCTAAAGAAAATTTCTTTCCTCTTTTTGTTGAACTAAAGAGAGTGAACGCATTGAGACCACCCAATCCCATTTTGGGACTACCTGCTTCTAGATATAAACTTGGTCCAAACCATTTAGCAAATCTCTGATACCAATTCTGTTTACGTTCTGCCATAGATATTTTTTAATTATTTATCTTATGTTATGCAATCAATAACTTGTTTTACCTCTCCATCATCATCTGGTCTTATATCAATTTCAGGATTTATTATTGCACCAAACCCTGTTGATGAGTTGATATCCAATTCTGGTAGTTCATCAACAGCGATAGATGTGAGTGGTTTGACCTTTGTTATTGCACCATTTTGAATGGTGATATCATATTCATTACCAAAATTATCTGTTACAGAATCACCATCCTGATAATTTCTGCCTGGATTTATAATATTAACATTAACTATCACAACTTCTGATTGATCTGAAACAGGATAATTTTCACCTATTGATATCATGTAAATCTTAATAACTTTACCATCTTTAAGTATTGAACGTGCTACAGCACCGTAACCTTGACTACAATTGTCAACTACCTCCACAAATGGAGGGAATGTATAATTATTACCAGGATTAGTAAGTTTGATGTCTATAATGCTTCCAGTTCGATATTGTGTATCACCAACTATGCTACCAAAAATAGGTATCGCTGCAGCACCAGATCCACCACCACCAAATATTCTAATCTTAGGTGGTTCACATAATGTGGGCAGTCCAGAGTAACAATCACTGATAGCACTCTTAAAACCAGGAACTTTCATATCTGAATTAAATATATCTAATGCCCCTGCAATGTCTTGTATTCCATCTAAAGGAAATCCAGTTAATCTAGCAGCTTTAGCAACAGCATCTGCAGCATTTGCATTCTTCATTATATTTTTTAAGTCAGCATCATTTGAAGATACAGGACCATATCCTAACTTATATCTACAAGGTCCTAAATCTGCTCTAGGAGTTGGTTCATTACATCCCTGCAACCCTAAATCTTTTGCGATGGTGTTTTCAGTCTGTCTGAGTATGTTTTCAATATTGAAACCTCCATCACCACCAAAATATCCTAATATTTTATCTAAACCACCAAGAGCACCACTCATACCTTCACCCACCTTACCTATTATACCATTTGTGATTGCACCGACTACTTGATCACTTACACAATCAGTTACGTTAAAAACATTATCAACCATGGAATTTAAAATATCTTCTACCATACCACACATATCTGCTTTGATATTATTTGCTAGGCAACCAATTAACTTTTCAGCAGAGTTAAGTGGATTTACCATAGATGTCTGTGCTGCAACACCTGCAACATGACCAATCTTTGGATTCTGTGTTGCTGCTGTTACTTTTGACTCTACATCAGAATATAAATTTTTTAATCCTGTTTGTGCTAATGGTGTAATCTCATCATAAGCACCATCAATCATTCCACTCGATATTTGATTTGATTTTCTACAAATACTCTCTGTAAACTTACCGATTTCATCTTTTACTTTATCACGATAAAATTCAATATCCTCATCTATATTTGCCTTAAATCCTTGAATCCTATCTACTAAATCATTTACATCATCCTTTATACCAGCGACAGGACCTTTATTACAAAGATTTACCTCCTTCCCTGTAGTGCTAGTAGTTGTTTTATTATCTGTTTCTACTGCTGTCTTTTTATCTATATCTACATTAGTTTTCGCATCTTGATCTGTATTACCATTAGAACTACTATAATTAATTTCATAGTTTTCTTTAGGCATCGCTTTACTGTACCCACCAAATACACCAAATGGTGATGCTGGTGCTCCACTTTCATCCCACTCCTCTTTTAACTTATCCCACTGTGGTGTATTTGCAAAAGAACCCATAATCATAGGCACTTGTGCATTATGTCCATCTAAGAAAAATCCTACGACCACATCTCCTTGTGCAAGTCGAACAGTCTCTGCAGTATTTTGAGATCCAGAGTTACCTGGTGCTGTTAATACCTGTGCCCAAGGTAGATCTTTATCTGGTAATTCTGCATTAGAATATGGATGATATCCCATGATGCGAACTTTATATCGCATTCCCCATGCCTTTTCATTATTACCAAAATTTTCGATCCAGTTTTCTTCTGGTGCTATCTGCCCAATCCACCAGACAAATCCATCTTTACCTATAAAATTAGTTTTAAAATTAGGAGATTCCATTATTGACTTATCTCCCCAAACGTATCTCTAATTAAGGTCATAGATGTAAGTGATTGATTAGGATCGAAATGATGACATAATTCTTTAATCATGTAACTACCACTCTGCTGCCTATCTCTCTCCTTTGACTCCATATTCGACTGTAAGAACTCAACGAATATTATATTACCAACAGATAAATTAGTATTTAAAGGGACAACCATATTTAAAACTTGAGTGAATAATAACTGATATCTCATGTATGCTTGTCTCTGCCATAATTTTGGATCAGAGTTTTTATCTGTAACAGGTTCAAAATCTAATACACCTCGATCAGTAACCATTGTTATCATTCTACTTGGTAAAGTGCCTAAGTTTTGAGTGGTATCATCATTCAGTAATTTTGGAACCTCTGGTGTCTCACCCAAATTTATTGATTCACTGGTTATGTTGTCTAGTGTAAATTTACCTTGCTCTTGAGTGGTGAATGTTCCTAGTAAAGGATCAAACTCCATGATGTGACTTGAAAACTGTCCGAGTGCTAATTTAGTAAGTAAATCATTGTTCTGAACTACATTATACTGCAATATTGTAAAATCCGCAACATCAGATAATACTGATGACGGTTTGTAATTAGTCTCTCTGTAAGTTATCTTTTCAGATTTATTTCCTTCTTCTATTAAACTGTCTATAGATTTAAATTTAAATCCATCTTTCGTTTGATAGAAAAAATATCCAGGTAAACCTTTCTTTGGTTTTGATTTAGATGCTAACCAAACTAACACATGAAAAGGTTTTTTAAGATTCCCTATAAAACCATACTTATTCACTGTCTCATCAACATCTTCATCTTTGATTGTTGAAGCTAGTCTGTCTTGAATTATTGTTTTTACATGATCACTTATCTTACTTTCTTTGGGGTATCTTTTTACCACCCTTGATGTTTCATTGGTTATCGCTTCTCTAGAAACTAAATCTAATGTAAAAATTTCTTTTGAACCATCAGAGAATTGTTTTGATACGTTGGATACATAAAAATATTTTTCAGGTGTATCAAATTCTAATGCGACATTTTTCTCTGAATTTGGTTTTATTTTTATTTTAACTCTCTCTCCACCACGTATCGGTAGTCCACTATAAACGTTTTCAATGGTCTCACCACTCTCACCCTTTTTTACATCTGTCTGGACAGCTCCACCAGCACTTACAACAAGTAATTGTGCAGTCAAGCATGGTGAAAATAAATCCTCATAGTAATTAAATTTTACAACACCTAATTTCAAGTCAATAGTCTTTGGTTCTCCCGTAGTTGTCTCTGCGGAGATTTCCATTTCTTGATATATTGCTGGATTTATTGCTCCCATCTTAATTGTTTATGTCCTGTAGTGCTTTATTTTTAAAATTACCTACATCATATTTAGTATCACCATTGATATCTAATCCCAGATCTAATCCAGAGAAATTAAATTCAGAGTTTCCACCCTCAATCGGAACTTCAATTTCAATATTATTAACTTTACCTTTCTTGGGATCAGTAAAGTCGAATAAATTTTTTATTGAATCAAACTTATCAGACATCTCTCCCTCAAAATCATAGTATCTTTCTCGCAAATCATCAAATATACTGCTATCATCAGAAAAACCAGAAGCTTCATATTCACTCATGTCGAATGGATTGTCTGATACTGGTACTGGTTTTAAAAAATTTAGAAGTTCAGGATTATTCTTTACAGCAAAATTATATCCCTCAAGAGACATGAATCCCATAACACCATCCCTTTCATTGATGTATAATCCAATTTCCTGATCCAACAAATATCTGTAAATCTCAAGAGGTTCTTTACCTTGTATTTTTCTTTTATCAACTTTAGTTAACTCACCACCCCTCTTTTCCTTCAACGCTTCAATTCCACCCTGTATTAATCTATCTATTTCTTCTTTTTCATCAATTTGTACATCTTCATCACCACCCTCTTCTTCTCCACCCTCTTGTGCACCATCTTCCTGTTGATTATCATTCTGTTTATTATTCATTCTATCATATAATTCACCTAATCCTATATCATAAGCGAGTTGTCTTTCACTCTTATCGGTAAGAACCTTGACTGTTTTTATGGTGTTGAGAACTAATTGATCAAAAGCATTTCTAATTTTACTCATAAATGTTTTTACCTTATCATTAAATTGTTCAAAATCAAATGGTAATAGTGTGGTTGCAATCTCTGTGATTTTACTACCAAAATCAGTAAACAAAGTTGCTATATCAGTTACAAACTTAGTTAATATAGAAAAATATTTCTGCATTCTTTTAATCACATCTTGAGTAATTTTAATAATTTTTGGTAGGTTCAGAATCGCCCATCCTAGAATTAGTTTTCCTACAAATTCTAATATTCTTCCTAAAAATCCTTTGGTTGTCTTACGAATTGATCTTTGACTTGATCTTAAAATACCTAAAACTCCACCTGCTTCAAGTAATTCTTCCTTCTCTCTTCTCCTCTGTAAATCTTTTCTTTTAGCAAAAAATTCTTTAGACATTGAGATAGACTCTTTCTTATCTAGATTTCTTTTCTTTATGTTATCCGATATATTTTCCGTTCTTTTAATAGCACCTTGCACCGATCTACCTAAACTAGATAGAGATCTATTAATATTGTTTAGATTTATAATTGATCTCATTATACTACTGGTAATACGTTATATTGAATAAATGAATTCAAAATATATGGATTATTTGGATTGCTTGGAGGTGCAAACATCAATAAAGCAGCTCTACCCTCAACACTCATCGGCATGTTACTGGGTGTGGGCACTGTTGTTACGTTAATATTATTCCTACTAATTTGATCAATAGTTCCACCAAAAAGATCTCCCTGTTGATTTGGAGTTATTGACTGTAAACCTAAAGATTGTGTAACAAGATCGAATCCTTGTTTTCCTAATGGTCTCCCAAAAAATTCACCAAGTATTGGTGATGTAAATTGTAAACCATATCCTAACGCTCTAAGTCGAGGACTCTTCTGTTTGGATAAAAAAGCACCAACTTGGTTTAATAATAAAAATGCTCCAAATGATCCTGTTCCTCCAGCAATCGCTCTACTTGGATCTTCACCACCTGCAATATCTAAACCTGTTAAGGATAAGTTAGCAAATCCTACTGCAAATTTATTTAAATTATTATTTCTAGTATTATTTCTAGTATTATTATTTTTATTATTTTTGGTATTAGTATTTGGTGGTACAATGGGTGGTGTGCCTCCTGTAGCCATACCACCAGCAATAGCAGTCGCTATGTTTCTTGCTATCTGGAATATTAACTGTATTGGTCTAATTAACAAGTTTGTTACTGCAACTTGAGTTAAAAAACCTGCTAATCTAGTGATACTTCTTAATGCTAGTAATAATCCACCATTGATTGCTAAAAATATTCCTCCTACTGCAGTAAGTTGTTTAAGTATCCCACTCTTTATATTCTCTAATTGTTCTTTATTTCCTGAAGTCAGAGCAGATATTAATTTTATTGCCCTCATTACAAGGAATCCACCAAGCAAAGTATTAAAGAAAAGAACTAACCTTTGTAAACTAAATCTTGTTTTTGCACCTATTCTTTGTATCGGAGCAAACAATGCTCTTTGAATATTTTTCTCTAAACTATTCTCAACTCCTCTTCTTGAGTTGAGATCCGCAAGCATTTGTTGTTGTCGTCTTTCTTGCTCTATCTTTAATTTCTCTAGCGTTGATGACTCTTGCAACTTTTCAGCAACAACATTAAGTGATCTTGATAGATTTACGACCTGACCTGTGATATTAATTAGTGCAGAATTTATCGAATTTATTGCTGCCTGATTCTTTTTTACCGCACCAGAAATTGACTCATCTCTTTCAAGTGCTTGACGATTGAATAATGAGAAGGTTGATATTGGTCTTCTTGGAGCTGGAGTGATATTTAAATTAGTAAACGCTGCTGGAGCTATAGGTTGTTCTTGCCCCTGCTGCTGTTGTTGTTCCTCCTGCTGTTCTTCATCCATTGATACCGTTTTCCTGTTGTTGCTTCAGTCTTTCCTCCTCAATATATTGTTGAAGGAGAGTGAGATAGATGTCTCTTTCCCACGGAATCATATTTTCTAGCTCTGTCAAGCTATATTTATGGTGTTGCATCAAGGCAAAATTCGTTTTAAAGTATGACTCAAGGTCTTCATGAGCCATACCTACCCGAAAAAAGCGTTTAATCCCTCAAGAACTATATTGTTTACAACCTTTGTTTTTGGATTTGTTACCTTAATAGTATGTGATAATTTAGGCATTGTCTCAAAAAATTGTTCAATTTTCTTGAACTGATTTGAGTCTAATTGCTCAAGAAATTCATTTAATTCTTTCTTGGTGCAATCTGATGCTGCCCATGACTCCTCTTCACTAAAAACTTGTTCAATGCAAGAGATAACCAAGTCAAATGTATCATTAACCTGCATATCAGTATTAAAGTTGTTTTTAACAAATTCACCCATAGCAGGATATTTCATTCTCATAGTCAAACTAGCATCAAGAGGTATATCTCTTTTATGATCCTCGTTTGTGATTACTTTGATATCATCTAAGTTTACCTGTACAGGCACTTTTGTTTCATTATCATCTGGACAAGTAATCATCACATCAACTGTTTCACCAACAGACTTACCACGTATGTTTAGAAACAAAAATTCAATATCAAATGTGGATAGATTGTTTACATCTATTCCTTTTGTTAAAATACAATTAGACAGCACATCACTGACTGCTTGAGCAATCTGCTTTTCAGATTGACTCTCCATAGCGATAATTAAAATCTTCTCCTCTTTTACAAGAAATGGTCTATATCTTATATTTTTTCCAGTAGATGGAACCGTCAACTCATAAGTTGGGGTGCTAATCTTGGGTAAAGCCATAATATATTATTAATTTGTATATTATATAGTACGTTAATCTGAGTCTATCATGAAAAAGTATTAGCGTCTATACTATCAAACGTAGATGAATCAACGTATTGACTCATTTCATTAATGTTAACTGAAGAATTAAAATCAACCTCTGCTGGTGCTGCTCCTTCAGGTTTTGCAGTAGAAACTTTATTATTATTTCTCCTCCTATACCTATCGTAACTTGATGATCTACCTGATGAATATCTATCAATATGAAACTGAACAGTCATTTTCAAGATATTTGAGTTTTCATATTTAATTGGTATATTAGCAATTTGATATGGATACATTCCGAAAAAGTTAAATTGTATCTCGTTCTTATAGTCTCTATCAAATTTTAATAGTTTTGCTTGATACATCTTGTAATCAGATGGATACTCCATTTGATGATAATAATCCTCTTGAGATTGATCTTCCCTTGAACCGCCAGCAACAAATTCAATATAGTGCTCAAAAAATTTCATAATTTTATACTCACTATCAACATAAAATTCAAGTGCTATATCTGGAAAAATACGAGCATGAGTCATATTTTCTATAACACCTTGATAGTTTCCTATAACTTTAGTATCTGCTAATGTGCTACCAGGAATCACCGCACTACTACAAAGTAATCCAGTGGTCTCAGTCATAAATCTATAATCAACTCCACGAACGTTTAAATGTTGTCTTACACCAAGAGGTAATCCACCAAATATCAACTGATAATGTGATGTTTGTGCTAAGTTTGTAAATGTAGGTTTAAAATCTGATATTCTACGGGGTTTTACCACTCTAAATACCTAAAAATTGTCTTATTATTATTTAGATGTCTTACAAGGGTAAATATCAACCATCTTATCCTCGCAAGTATAAAGGTAATCCTACAAACATAGTTTATAGGTCACTTTGGGAAAGAAAATTCATGGTTTACTGTGATAATAATGAAAGAATACTTGAATGGGGAAGTGAAGAAATGTATGTTTGGTATCGTTCACCAATCGACAACAGACCACATAGATACTTTCCAGATTTCTATATCAAAGTTAAAGAGAGCACTGGTGCAATCAAGAAATATATTATAGAGATCAAACCAAATAGACAAACTAAACCACCAGCAAAACCAAAAAGACAAACAAAGGGTTATCTACGTGAAGCATATGAGTACGCAAAGAATCAAGCAAAGTGGGAAGCAGCAGATGAATGGTGTAAAGATCGTGGATATGAGTTCAAAGTATTTACAGAGAAAGAGTTAGGTATCAAATATGGCACGTAGGGCAACACGACTATCACCTAAAGCACTACTTAGACTTAGAAAGAAATTAGTAGATGAAGGTCTGTACAAAGACGATAGACCAGAAGATACTATTGGTAATCGTGTTCGACCAATATCAGATAGTCTAGTATCAATCAAGAATCCAGATGAATTAGCAACAAGAGTGAAGAGTGTATTGACTGAAGGACCCGTAGTTCCCATACCAGGTTCATATTATGTTTTTCGTTATATGGCTAAAACACCAGAGATTCGCTTTGATTTGAATCCTTTAGTTCAAGTCACAGAAGTATTCTCATATGGATTTATAGGATACAATTTTCACTGGGGTAGAAACAGAAAATACACCTATCCAGAGGTTCAAGGTGGACTGTATGAAGTGACTGCTGATGAACTTAAAGACCTTGAATTAATACCATTTCAGAATTTTCAAATGAAACCACCTAAATAGTTAAAAAAGTTAATGGCTGAAGTAAATTTAGACGAAATAAATCAATATACCGATTCATCTACGTTTGATAGTATAGATGCTAATACTTTTGCGTCAACTGATAAAGAGACATCAAGTAATAATAAGGCAGATGGTCATAAAACAAAACTCTTCACATATCCTGTAGCAAGAAAAAACGATTCGGAAACTGATTACTTCATGATGGAAATTGCTGAGTATGAGGCACCAGGTTTAAATTTACCAGCTTTTACAGTAGAGGGAAGTGGAGCTGTGCTTGAAGGGAAAGATGTAAAAAAAGATTCAAAAATAACTAGTGTTGTTGGGCAAGGACAAGATGGAACTTTCGCACTTAAAAGAGGTGCAAATAATCAAGCATTCACAGATCCGATGGAGGAGAAGAAAAAAAAGATAAAAGCGATAATATGTCTGCCCATGCCTAGAAACATAACCGATAGTCAGGGAGTGCAGTATGGAGAATCATCTTTAAATCCTATAGAAGCAGCTGGTCTTGCTGCAGGAAGTGAACTTCTTCAGGGTAATATTGATAATTTAAAAAGGGCATTTGGTGCTACATTATCATCAGCTAATCAAGCAATCAATGATGAACAAACACAACGAACCATCGCTGCTGCATTATCAGGAACTGCAATCGGTGCACTAGGTGGTAATGTAAATGCTAATCAACTTATTTCAAGAGCATCTGGTCAAATTCTAAATCCAAACTTGGAATTATTATTTCAAGGTGTTGGAATAAGAAATTTTCCATTTCAATTTCAATTTTTTCCAAGAAATCCTCATGAAGGATTAACAGTCATGAATATCATAAGGAGACTGAAAACTGAGATGGCACCTCGCAGAACAGCAAAAGATGGTAATAGTAGCAATGGAGTTTTTATTAGAACACCTAGTGTATTTCAACTTACCTACATGAAAGGATCTAGTAAGCACCCATTTTTAAATAGTTTCCTACCAGCAGTTCTAAGTGATATGAAAGTCAATTACTCTGCTAGTGGTGCACACTCAACTTTTTATGACGGTACTCCAACACACATTAGAATGGATTTACAATTCAAAGAACTCAATCCAATATATGCAGAGGATTATGATAATGTAGGAGGAGTTGGATACTAATGAGTTACTTTAGAGAATTACCGACAATAGAATATCAATCTCCGTTTTCAACGAGATCATCTTCTGATGAGTATGTGCAAGTTAAGAATTTATTTCGTAGAGTTAAACTTCGTGACGATTTAAAATCCAACATTACATTTTTAAGAAATTATTATGTTAGAGATGGATTTAGACCTGATCAGGTTGCTAATGATTTATATGGTTCATCAACATATGATTGGGTTGTGATTCATACTGGTGGTATAGTCAACATCAGAGATGAATGGCCACTTAATAATAGAGAAATATATGAATACTCACTTAACAAATATGGAAATGATTTGAATCAAATAAAATATTATGTAACTACGGAGGTAAAAGATTCCTCTGGTAAAGTATATCTTCCAAAAGGTAAAGTAGTTGATGCTAATTTCACAATACCTGATCCAACATCACCAACAGCAACTTTGAACCCTGTCGGTGGAGTTACTAATTACGAACATGAAGCAAAAATAAATGAAGATAAAAGAAATCTAACCATATTAAGACCAGAGTATCTTGATTTATTTCTAAGTGATATGAGAAGAATCATGAGTTATAGTAAATCTTCTCAGTTTGTTAATAACAGAGTTGTAAGAACAGAAAATACAAGAAATACAGATCCAAATTAAAAGACCGTAGATTTCTCTACGGTCTATTTTTACTTTAGTAGTAAATTTAAATATGCTGCTATGACTAACAATGTTAGGCAGAGTTGATTGTATCTCACTCTTCAGCAAGTCTTGCAAAGTATGAGAGTGTATCCTCTTCATCAGCATCTGCACTAGCAGTGACTGGTGCTGAACTTGATGAGGTTGCAGCAGTAACAACTTGCTCTGCTCTTTCTCTCTCGATGATTTCAACTTCATCTTCAACTTCTGCA